GTCCCCGTTCTTGCATTCTCGGGATCCGTGGGACAAACCCCGTCATAAATGTCAAGTACGGTGTCCTCCAATGCAGCCCTTACCGATTTACCTCCCGTGATCTCGTTCAACAATGCTCTCGAATATTTTACTGTCATGTCTCTACCTCCTTTTAGGTTTGGGTTTAGGGCAACAAAAAAAGGGGTTATCTGCGAATGTTGCGGCATCCGCAAATGCCCCTTCTTTTGGAAATAAGTTATTTCGCCGTTAAGTGATCAGCCTAACGACTTGCCCTTTTTTTATAAAAATCTAATTAGACAAAGGTACTCCCTTCTCATTAAGTTTTTTTATTTTTAAACAGATACTTTCCCTTGCCATTATGTCAATATCTGGAATTTTCTGGTAACGATATTTTGTTTTGGCCCCATTACTCCATTTCATTGGATAATCTAAAAACAACTGGGCATGTTCTTTTTTGACTATTAAATACGGAAATATTTCCTTTGTTATTTTTATAGCTTCTACACCACTCCATCTCAGTATGTAGCATGGTTTCCATTTTTTCTTGGTATCTTCCGCATTTTTGCCATTAATGCGACCCCCAAATTTATATTGTAAATGTTCTAATAATCTTAAATCTGTATTGGTTATTTTTAAAATTAACTGGAAATAAATCGTATATATATAGGCTAAGAATGCACCTTCTCCATCAATTATTCCCGCAAGATAGGCAATATCCATATCAGTGTAATTTGCCATAATTAGTTTTTCTCCACTCGGGAAACCCTTGTTTAATTCGTAGATTAGCTCGTTATGCGAGCACTAACCTCTATTGCCGGAATTTCTAATGTTACCTCCATTCCTCCATAGCCAGGTTGCAGGTCATAGACCCCTAAAAATTGTCGAACCTTTACCTGGTTCTTAAGGCTCCGGAGAAGAACCGCCACCCTTCCGCGAGCCGCTCCATTTACCAAGAAATGGTCTCCTGTAACCCTGTTGACCTGCCCACCGGGAAGTCCCATGTAGCAGCCATCCTCCGTGGCCCACAATACGACCTTCATGGATATCCCAGATACCTGCTCTATGCTTGAGATAGCCATCCCTTCAAGGGCCGGGAAGCTACATACTTCGGTATAATTGAATCGGGGTGGATCTCCCAATCCTCCCTGAAGGAATCCGCAGCGCTTTGTATCACTCACATAAAGACCGTCTTTGACGGCCCTCAGCATTCTTCCTCTTCCATTAAACGGGATAAAGTTATGCCTCTCATCCCTGACCCAGGGCTCCGTAGCATCGGAATAGATGAGAATACCTTCCTGAAACACCCAGAGCCGGGAATCCCAATACTCCATCAGGTGTCCGCCCGCCATTCTTTTTTTAAATTCCTGATCCACTTCTGGGATGCCATGAGCCACGCGGTCCCTGATGTACCCAAACATATCGCCGTTCGTGAAAAATACCATGTCTGCAACGTCCTGAAAGATCATCTCTGTATCGCCCACATCTGCAAGAAGGGTACTGTAGGTGAAGGTCATGGTGTTAAAATTTAGAGTCGCTTCTTTAAGATCTCCCGCCTGCACGCAGAGGCAAATGGAGGCGTTTGACCATATGCTATGGGTGCTTGGGTCATCAATCAGCGTTCGCCCCCTGCGCCGATGGAGTTTCTTGTCATTATCGGAATCGACGTTCATGGCATAGGGGACGTAGCCAACCGGAATCCTTGTCGGGTCCTTCCGCTTCGAAACACCCACAATGTTTTTATATTCAAAATTGGGTTGAGGCATCCGGTTTCTCCATTGTTTCTGTGGTCTGTTTGTATTCTTTCAATTTCTCATGCATTTTCTTTGCCATGGCCACCGCCACACGACACTTCATCTTTATCCCTTCATCCTCTGTTGCCATGTAAATCTCTCTAAGTGTCTCACAGATGGAGTGATGGCCCTGATATCGCTGTTTCAGCATTACATGAATTGGAACGGGATCAACATGTTTATACGGCATCTGTCGCCTCCCGTAAGAACTCCGTGAAGCGGTCCTTGCTAACCCCCCACCCAGGCACAAAATCCTGGAGTGTCCAGTCCACAACTTGACCCCTGTATCCTGAAGGGTCAAATATGTTTCTGGTTACACAAGTCTCGTGCCTGATATCCACGTATGGAATCTCGGAAAACCAGGTATCAAATCCATGAGCAGTAAGTTTATTGTATCCTTCTTCTCTATATTGATGGCGACCACCTGGTTCAAAATGTCTCCTACCGCCTATCTCACCACTCTCCATCATCGCGACCCTTTTCCGGTAATAATCCACCAGGATATCCCTGTATGCGCATAATCCTGATACCTGCTTTGCCTTGAAGTGGAGAGCCTGACCGTCTGAGGATCTGCACTTCCACCAGTTTAAGTTGTAATAAAACACATCCTTTCTTGGAGGAGTGAAGTCAAAGTGGCATGGAGGATATAGGATATCGTGTTCCACCATAAACGCTATATCTGTGTCGAGCCTCTCAAGTCCTGCAAGCTGCTGTTTAGCCATGGCGAGATATCCACGTCGAAGGTTCAGGACGATGTTTTCTCCGAAATCGAGAGGTTTAAGGGAGACAGTGACGAGGCGATATCCATTCAAGGATGCTTCCAGCCTTGCCCGCACTGCATTTAGAATGCCTGGGGCTACCCTGTTGTCGGTATAGAAGCAAAGTCCCTTTGTGAGCCCTCCTGTGGACTTATGTGAGGGATCCGGAAGCCCTTTCGAGCTACTTTGAACACCTCCCTCAATATCTCCTGAAGCAAATCTTCCTTCCATGCCAATAAATCCCTTTCCTTGTTCCTTCACCGCCATCCTTGCATCATCACTCCATCCGGGAACGGGCCAAAACTTATCGATAAGCCATGATAAAGGATGAACCTGTTTGGGCCATTTATTATTGAAAAACAGGTCTCTGGCATACTTTTTGGCACGACTCACTTGCCTACCAGAAATGTCGTATGGAAATCCGAAATCTCCCCCCTGGGTTCTAAACATATGACCATACCAGGTCTTCTGATTGCACACGACTCTTCCACCCGATAGCCATGTCTTTACTGCAACCTCTATGCCTTGAGATCCCCATGAGCCGAATGTTTCATCGGAGAGATTGAGTTCAAAGTATTTATCCCTCGTTACCATGAAGCATGAACCTTGAAGAGACATTGTTTCCGTTATATCCCCTTGTCCTTCGGGACGTTTCTTGAACTCGCGGAAGTATTGGAAATGCGGTTCTGAATCAAAACAATATGTGGTACTTTGGGGATTATTCTTGGCGAACCAGACAATATCCCTCTCAAAATCGGTAGTATTGTCGCATTTAGGACAACTTGTTGGAGTTGGACTTTGATATCTCCTATCCCCACATTTTTTACAGATCCAATCGAAAACATGGAAGTTCTTCATCAGGGGAACCATCGTCCAATCATCTTTCATTTCCTGCATCATCTTGACATCGAATCCTTCATCGAAGGAACAGTGCGCATCACACTTCATCAAGTATTTTGCCCTCGATAACTTGGCGCATTCGTTGGTTATAGCCCTCTGGCCGATGGATTTACTATGGTGAATGATATGCACCTTGGGGTGATCCTTTAAGGGGGGATCAGCCCAGGCACCATCTAATCCCGCGATTATTTCAGTATTCCCTCTCATGTTTTTGAGAATGTCGTCAACTGTCCGGCTCAAAAACAGTTCATTGCGACTCGGGATTATTACGCTTAAATCAGGTTTTGACATTCTTTTCCCCATCTTTTTACTTGACACGTATTACGTCCTGTGTTACAAAACCTCCGAAAGGAGGAAAAAATATGGATCATTCCCCTACCCCAAACAGTAATCATTGTATGGACCTTGGCTCTTGTCTCAAGCAAATGATAAAGGGTGGAAAATTTAGGCGCCTGGAATGGGAAGACGAAGGAACATATATCACTGTTCGAGACGCTCAGGTCATGATTTTTAAGACAGATGACAATATGGTTCACCCATTGATTGTCTCTGAAGGAGACATTCTTGGAGAAGATTGGGTGAAAATCGAAGATTCCAAGAGTTAGTCTTAAATCAGGCGTCATATCTTTACACAAATCTTTGTACCCTTTCCAATATGACCAAAATCATCAAACGTATAGACATCCCATCCTGTATAGTCAAATCTATTCATGTATCTCTTCGCGTAATTATCTATAACCAGAAAACCACCTTTCTTAAGTTTTGGAATAGATTCTCTCATCAACGCAAATCTGACCCCGTAAGATGGCCCCGTATCAGCAAGAAGCCAATCATAATATTCATTGGGTTCTTTTCTGATAACTTCAACCAATACTTCGGGTTCTCCACAAGTCATGGTTACATTGGAGGGTTCGGGTAGTTTAACTTTAACCTTCTCCATCCACTCTTTATTTAATTCATAAGACTTGACACTATTGCACCTTTTAGACCAGAAAATAGTAGAACCCCCACTACCAAGTTCCAAAACATTATGCTCTGGTTTCAACATTGCCTCTATCGCCATGATAGATCCATAGGTTATCCATGGATAACCTATCTCAATGGCATACTTACCCTGAAGAAAATTTCTTCTATTTGGCATCTGTGTGATAATTGTCTTCATTTAATTCCTCGAGATGTTTTTGTATCCTTCTGGCAGTTGGTTCATAGCCATGGACCTTGCAAACCCAATCCCTTGTTCGCTTTTGAATCTCAATAATCTCTTCTGGTGGAATATCGAGAAGCCACATGATTTTCTCTTTTAGCTCTTCAGGAGTATTTGAAATAACGAAAGGACACTCACATTCAAACTCCCTTTCGTATCTCTCCTTGCTTTCGAACTGTGTTATCACTACTTTTCCAAGGGCTGCGGCCTCCATCGCCGTAATCCCCCATTCCTTACATGACCGACTCAATCGCTCAATATAAATATCTGGCTGAGACATTCGCTCCATATTCTCAACCCAAAGTTTCGGTTCCAAACCATAACTCCACCTGAAATTCTCTCGTAACCTTTCTACATCGCAAGCAATTTTAACAATCCCCTTCGTTCCCTTCTTTACAATTCCATTTCCAGCAACCCTTGGATAATGAGCAAACCGTAAACCATCCTCACTGATTCTCCTGGGGTCACTAAAATGAGGTTGTAAATATTCTGTGTCTATCGCTGGCATCATCCAGTGCTCATTCTTACAGCCAAAACCAAAAAGTTCCCCAGTTTGAATCCAAGTCATATCAACCAATGGATTCTGCGTGCTGATATGGGTCGCTGGATCTCTCCGAAACCTTGATCCTCCATGAAAGACAATCCATTTCTGACCTGGCACTCTTTTGATTGGGGCAATATGGGTATGCATATGAACCACTACGTCAGCACCATCGGATATTCTTTGTAATTCGTCATTATCATGGATTTGCACCGACCCATGGATGTAGTGCCACATTGCTCTTTGCCAACAGATAGCAAGAGATTTCATTCCTATGGATTGGCAAGCGAGCGCCCACTCGGTCCCAACATTACACCAATCGTCATGAGCGATGAAAATGATATTATACTTTACGTCCATTAAACTCCTCGAACATCTTCCTATCAAAATCTATATTGTGACTTGTCGGATAATGTTTCTTCAAATTCCCAAACTCCAATGCTTTTAGGGCCAACTCATACATTGGATTACCATTTGCCAATGCGTTCAGTATTCTTCCAAAGTTGCGCCAATCCCTCTTTATTCCACGGGCATAGAACCGTCTAAATACCTGAAATTCATCAGGAGAATCAAAATGAGTGCCAATTACAATGTCCTGTAAATCCTTTCTAATCAAACCTTGTCTTAATAATCTTCTCCCAGCCCATATATCATCGGACAACACATCTCGGAATGGCACTGATTTGTAAGCTGAAGCACGAGATACGCTGCAACCACAAAGATCACATTTCAAAAAAGCATCGTACACCTGGTAGGTGTATGTAAAGATCTTATCATCGTGATATTTCTCCATATTCTCTATTGCGACTGCGACTGCATTTTCGTAAAGAATAAAATCACCGGCTATGTGCATTACCCACTCTTCAGTAATTAGACTCATTCCACGATTGAATGCCACAGATTCAGGGACAACACCGTTTATATGGACAATGTTTGAAAAAGGAATCGTCTGGTTTTTAACCGATTCCAAACATCTTTCCAGTTGGGGTTCATCTGTAGAAATAATTAATGCTTCAATATTCATGGCGTTCCCTGAGAAACCTTGCCGGGTTTCCAACCCATACCGAATTGAGTTCCCTAATATCCCTTACAACATTTGAACCCTGTCCTATGAACACTCCATCCACGATTGAAGCATGGTCTATAATCGTAGAGTTAAGGCCTATATAAACGTTGTCTCCTATCGTAGAACTTCCCCCAAGAATGGAATGAGCCGTTATGAGACAATTCTTTCCAATCTTGACATTATGACCGACATGGCAAAGGGCATCTATCTTGGTCCCTTTGCCAACCACAGTATCTTCAACAGTACCTCTACAGAGATTGCAACCTTCAAATATTTCCACATCATCCTCGATGATAAGTTTTCCGATATGGGGAATATGTAAATAAACTCCATTCTCATCCCTTTCAAATCCGAATCCCTGCGTTCCAAGGGTCACTCCCTTATGAATAACAACCCTTTCTCCAATCTCTACCCAGGAAGGAACTTCAACGCTATGATGAACGCCATAAACCTCTGGGTATTCCCTTCGCATCTTTAGGGCAAATTCAAGTCTTGACATTTCCTTCTCCTGGCTGATATCTTGGCATACCAGTAACACCGCATTCCTTTAAAGATACCCCTTTGTCAAAATCTAAATTTTCTCGAAGTTTATAAAATAGGTTCCTATCGGTATCTTTTGTTTTCATGTTACCCCTAAAGACCTCGTACCAAAACAGCAAACAAGTAAGTTCTTCTTCACTTATTTCTATTTTCAAACCTTGCCCTCGCGGGAGAACCTATGACCGTAGTTCTCGAAGGAACGTTTCTCGTCACCACCGCTCCGGCTCCTACCATCGCATAACTGCCAATTCTGACACCTGGCAATACCGTAGCGTTTGCTCCTATCGAACATCCCATGCCTAAGATTGGGGATAATGCTTCATACCTCGGATTATTTACCACAGGATATTTATCATTTGTCGTAACAACACAGGGACCCACAAATACTTCATCTTCTATAATCATCCTATCCACGATAAAGGCTTTGTCCTGTATCCTTACGTTATTTCCGATTTTACAATCTCTTCCAATAAAGACCCCAGATCCAATCACGCAGTTGTTCCCTATTTCTACTCCCTCACAAATTACAGCAAACGACCAGACATAGGTATTTTTCCCGAATTTGACGGTCGGGTGGACATCAGCAATAACTCCCTTTAACCATGGATGTTTCATGGTTTCACCCAAAAAAAACTGTCGTCTCTCGTTACATACCATGGAGAAATGCCATGTCCGTCAGTATAACCTCGGACGGCTTGAGTTACCTGAAGACTTGGGTGATATGAAAAATCGTGACCCGACACTATTCCTCCAGAATGAACCTTTTTACTCCATCCGATCAGGTCACTCATCGCATTATCGAAGTCGTGAAGACCATCTATATAAACAAAATCCAACGAATTGTCAGGAATATCTAAAAGTGCTTCCATGCTTGTCTTTTTAATAAACTCAGCATTATAAGGGGCCAGTCTTAATTGAGCCCACCTAAAATGCCTATCCAGTGTCCATTGACTATTTCGACCGAACTGAACCCAAGGATCTATGCAGAAAAGTTTCAGACCAGGGTTCTTCTGTAGTAATACCAATGCATTTGCTCCCTTCGCTACTCCTATTTCAGCTCCAATCTTATATCCTAATTCATAAAATAACTCGGCAAGATGCCCCCGGTTACTATCTAACCACCCAGAAAGGGGAAGCAGAACTTCTCCTTTAACCCTGAATTTTTCACGAATATGTCTATTTATGTCCATAGAATCTGCTCCATAATTCCGTAGCTTGGCCCCAACAGGGAAGTTCTCTTTCCGTCAGATCTCCGGGCAATAACTTTCTTCTTCCACCCAAACTCGGTTCATGACTAAATGTGAGTGTTGGAATTTCGGTCTTAAAAACACCTATCTTTACGATCGGGAGTCCCATTTGCCTTTCATATCTTCCGGGTTCTCCGAAATGAGGTACACACTCTGAATATTTTGCGAAACGTGTTTCCAAGGTATCAATCATAAGCTGAGTGGGCGCAACGCACATGGACATCAATCTTCTCTGCCTGTAGAAATAAAAATCACGAGTGACGCCCCAGCGATTAACATTGTATAAAAACGTATCATCCGGAGGTTTACATTCAAAATGTTCTGAAACGTAAAGGGCGTCGTCCTCTGCGCAAGCCACATATTTTGTCTTTGCCCGCTTAGCTCCCATCAGGATTTGCTTATAAACACTGTAGACTGATATTTCCATCCCACTCACGCAGATATTTTCCTCAAAGTCCATTGGTTTATGGGAAATACTAATGATAGGAATTTTACCTCCAGATGATTCCAACAGATGATTCCTCACATTATTGGAGAAGAAATCACTAATACGGTTACAGGTGTAGTAAAGAATACTAATCGAGTCATCCATTGAAGTATTTAATCCATTTCCCTCTGTTAAAATTTGTTTTGCGATGACAAATCTTGCACAGTGTAATTAGATTCTCTGGATTTAAGTTCTGCTTATCGTAATCAATATGGTGAACATCATGTTTCTTATGAAAAGAATTTAACTCGTTCTGGCGTTTACCACATCCCTCCATTTGACAGATATATTTATCTCGCTTCCTAATACTTTCCTTAAGGTCTTCTGTCCAATCTGAGCCGTAAAGCTCAAACGATTTCCCCCCTAACCAATTGCCACTTTTTTCTCCTTTATTTGACAGACCAATTTTCTTTTTATGTTCTTCAGTTAATTTATATTTTTTGTGTATTTGGATTTGTTTTTCCCTAAAACTTTTGTCTTGCCATTGCGTTAATGCCCTCTCAGATGCTTGCTTTCTTCTCCATTCAGGATGTTTTTTCCCAAGCTTTACCTCTGATAACTTCTTTTTATGCCCTTCAGAAAACTTAATGCCTTCTCTACCAGTAGGTTGCCCTTTTCTATTATGGTGATTAACAAACATATTCCCTGGTTTGACGTAGTTGCCACATCCACAAGCACAATATTTTAAGGTATCGTTTTTCATTTTAGTGGAAGTCCATCTATCCCATCAGAATCAAAGACTCTGAAATTCGTGTTCACCTCGGGTTTCTCTCTATTCCATCTTTCACGTTCTTCAATCCAGTTAGATGGCCACGATGGAATCGGCCAAAAATGGTCAACAAACCACTCAATGTTGCGGTCTTTAGCAATTCCAGACCAACGATTGTTCATCCAGATATGTGTCTGAAAGCGTCCAGTCTCCCTCATTGCGTTCCATGAAAGTTTCCAACCCCTTCCATGGTCATCAAGCTCTCTTTCGTTCTTGTGCATGTGAGCGTACCAGGTGTTCTTATTTACCACACACCTCCCACCGGATAGCCAAACCTTGAAACCAAGTTCCTGGGGTTCGTTCTCCATCAGGTCGCAATGCTTTTCATCCAGACACCCAATCCTGAAATAATGTTCCCTACTCATAAACCAACATGAACCCTGAAAGGTCATCATATCGTCAATAAGTTTGTCCTTAGAATGATTTTCCCTCCAATAGAATTGGGCCTTCCCCATATCAACACCAAACCCATTCTCTCCAATCCACTTTCGGCCATGTAACCCATTCCCATACATATTGTCCTTGGTGTAAGGATAGGTAATAAACAGGTACTCGGTCGGTCCTCTACCCCTCTCCCACTTCTCGGCATCCATACTGTATCGGCTGGGGTTTACCAACCAATCGTCCTGCATATCCTTCTGAAGTATTTCATCAAAGCCTTTCCCAAACATGCAGTGATCATCACATTTCATAATGTACTTGCCCTTGGCGAGATTGGCCCCCAGGTTGACGCTATTTCGCATTCCCGTAACAACAGGTTTATGAACAATGGTTAATTTAGGATGGTCTTTGATGGGTGGGTTAGGCCAGTATCCATCGAGGAGGGCTATAACTTCAATTTCCCCCGTGGCGTTCTCAAAAATGTCATCAACGGTTTTAGACACATGCTTGCAATTTCTGCTTGGTATAATCACGCTCAGTAAACTCATAATCTCCCCAGGGGTAACAATATTCCTTGACGATATCCTTCACTTTCATTCTTCTGCCCACGATGTTTAGCTCACACGAAAAATCAGGGATTAAGTCAATCCAATGCAGGAACTCTTCTTTATCTGTTACGTAGCGATAGACATCCTGTATCTCGAACGGCTCACGGTTCCTGATCTTATTCCTGATAAAGTTTATAAGTGTGTTAGGATTTTCCCCCCATGTAATATTTCCCATCCTGATAATGGTGTAATGCTCAAAGTTCTTCCTAACTAAATTTTCCATCATCCTCTTGTGGCGAGCATACCTACAATCAGAATAAAAAATTGACAATGAGCCAAAGTAAACCAAACGTTTGGATTTATCCTGCCCTAAAAGTAATTCAGCCTCCCTGTAGTATTCAGATTCCCTTGTCTCAGATGAATTGCTCACCCCAGAAGCAAAATAAGTCCTGTCTTCTCGATCCGTTAATACAGATGCAATATCTCCATGACCGATGATCATTTGTCTCCTAAGAACTCTTCCAGATTCCAGAACTTCCAGGACTTGATTGTCTTTCCGATCGATTCTGAAAGGTCAGGTCCTTCTTAACCTTCGCCTTGAAAATCTCAAAACGCTTACCATTTCTGTCCGATGCCACCAAATCAAGCGTCTGTGTATCCTCTTTCAGAAAGGCCTCCCTGCCTATCCCATAGATCAACTCTCGGTGGTACATCGTCTTGATTTCTGGAGTTACTCCGGGACTCGCGGTGATGTCTGCAACAGTAAATGGGACGAGAGGAAGCCGATTGACAACCATGAGAAGGGTATCACACACCTTCCGGAGCGTAGCACTCGTCAGGGATTCGTCCACTAACGCTTCGTTGGTAGTGATTTCCGTGGCTGCCACTACGGCGGCCGTCACATACCGATTATTGAGGATTGTCCCAGAGATGTTAATCTCGTCGCCCACTGCATAGTGAGCCGTGAAGTCTTCTCCCACCTTGGAGATTTTTTTTGTGGAAAGTGTAAAGGTGATATTTGAGACCCCTACCACTTCCCCCGTGGCATCGAACTTAGGATAAATATCGAGAGAACTCCTGCCACAATCGGGGATATAACGTTGTGGAACAGTATCGGTCACTTCCCTCCAGGTCGGCCTGAGTTGATCCATATAGGCCTCTGAAGCTCTTTTCAATACGCCATAGTTCCGGTCCGTATTGACGGTGAGCTTGGCGCCCTCCTTGACGTTTAATACCAGGTCGCTTAAATCATGGTTTCCAAGGTTGGAAAGAAGTTTTAGTTGTGTGAGGGCAACGGTGGTGCGATCCTCGACAAGGAGGGTTTCTTTATAAAGCTCCTCGTAGATGATATTGAGACAATGGATGAGTTCTGTGCTTGACCACAGAAAAGGTTCTATGGTGTCATCCAAGACAACTGACCGGGTAAGATCAACTATTTCGGCAACATTCATAACTTTTCCTCTTCACCTATTTCAGGTCGCCTTTCTTGGCCTTTTCAATCGCTCCGATGAGGGTGTCTTTTTTGCCTGAAGGTTCCTGAATCCCAACTTTCTTCAATTGAACCTCCACCGTGTACCTCTTCTTACCTTCCTTCTGTTCGTTCATCCGGATCTCGGTCACTTCCCCTATTGCCTGGATGGTGAGACTTTCACCGATCTTCACCTTTTCAAGTTGGGGAAGTTTCGCAACCTGTTCGGATTCGAACCGGATTTGAAGGTTATATGGATACTTCGGGCCTTCGATTCCAGTTGAGGGCGTCATGTCTGCCTTCAGTTCCTTTTTCGTCTTTTTCGGTAAAGCAAGATCTGTAAGTTCCACGTTTTTCCCTCCTTTCAATCCTGATCTGGCAAATATCCGCAAGTGGGACAACGACCGTCCCAGTCCGGCCATGGATCCGACAAATAGAGCTGTCCGCACTTGTTGCAATGGATTGCATAACTATTCCCTGGATTGGGATCAACTAATCCTTCGATTACACTTTGATCAGCCACACCTACTCCTGTTTAATATACCCACAGACCTGGCACACCTTGAACCTTCTCTGGCCCTTCCGCACCCTTCTCCAGCTACATTCTCCGCAGGATGGGCATTTGTTTTGGGGTTTTGTGGACTTTTTCACCCCTACCCTGAGATGCCCATGTTCTTCAAAATTTCGGATCCCCTATCAACTTTAGATTTTGCCTGAAATCTCCCCTTTGCATCTTTAGTCGCCTGGGTTCCCTTTTCAGGTTCCAAGGATTCTTGATGATCCGCAGACATGGCCGCTATCTGTGCCTTGAGCGCCTCGTTTTCGGCCATCAGATCTACCACATTTGGCTGAGCCGTTTCTTTCTCGGGGATTTCAATCGTAGCTCCGAATCTATGGTCCCACCACGCAAGAGCCACTTGCCTCTGCGGATCGGGCAGGTCCTCCAGGAGAGACCTATCCTCTACCGACTTCCCATTGGGAAGGATGTAATTTCCATCCATCGTCTCAAAGATATTGCCTCGTTCCGTCGTGAAATTGTGGCGTGTGTAAACCTCCACTCCGTTCAAAACTTTTCTTGATCCTTCTGGTACTGCTGGTTTCGGTAACATAAATTCTCCTTTCTTGAGTTTTATTGTGTTTGGAAAAGGTGAGGACCGAAGTCCTCACCCTCTCAACGTTCTTGGTAAATCCCTTACGTGGTTACGATTGCAACCCCTGTCTTTGTTGCTGCCGCTCCACCACCTGAAGCCCATGTGCATCCATTGGATGCTGTACGATAGGCTGTAACGTTGATTGCGGAGCAGTCTTTGAATACCATGTCATAGGTCGATGGGACAGCATCTTGGTTGGTGACAACCTGAGCCATCTTGTATACATGGTTTGTAGAGAAGGCGTAGAACTCACACCGATCGAAGATCCAGTCACGGTCTATGCCATTTGAAGCCACATAGATAAGGCATCGAGTAGTGGCATCTATTGCGGCGGAGACGTTGCAATTCACGAACTTGCCATCCGAGCTCATTCCATCAGCAGAAAACAGAATTGGAACAGTTGTGTTAGTGCCGAGTGTGCCAAAATCAGTTGAGCCAAAGTTGCAATCCTCGGCATAGAAGTAGTATCCCCCCGTCGCTATATCAAGGGAGTTCGCAAGCGCAGTAGCCATCTGAGTTGCTGCCGCATGACCGATAATCTGGCAACCCTTCATCCTTGTGCCATAGCCTGCATTCTTGAATGCGGAAAGGCAGGTTGCATTCGCTCCAGCGTTCATAACAGTTATGTTATGAAACTGGTTGTTAACACCTGTATTGTGTATGACATTCGCAACCGTTATGGTCGATGAATACAGGCCCGTACCACTTTCATAGCCTTTCTGCTGAGGACCTCCCAGACCCACCAAGTGAGTGCGTGTTTTTTCCCAATCCAATTCCGCAATCACTGTTTCAATACCGGGAAGTTTCAGGACTACATCGTTCCTTGCATTTGTCGTAGCAGCGTAGGCAACAGCCACTGTGCTAAATATATGATCACCAGGAACCTTCTGCACGTTTGCAAGCCACTTATGGTATTCACTTGAACTCCCGGCCACATAGAACACATCCCCAATTCCGGGTCCTAACTGAAGGGTACTCATCAGCCAATTCAATAACGATCCTGAAAGGTTTCCTTTTTTAATCATGGTTTTTTTCCTCCATAGTTTTCCCCTACAGTGAAGGTCTTTTAGACACATCCTGTAGGATACTGGTTAAATTGTTAAAGGAATGAAGCGTATTGCTTCGCCACTCATTCTTCTTTTCCGATCGCCCCAAGAGGATACATTTCTCCTAATGAGCATCGGAAAGGTTACACGGGGAAGGGAGATCCCCCTCCCCGGTTAGTTGTTTACGCGCTCTTAATGAAATCGCTATTGTTGTCCTTGGTCTCGGGCCTTGGATAAGCCTCGAACCAGGGCTTCCAGTAACAGCTACCTCCATTGTTTGCGAATACGAACTTTAGTTCGTCCCCCGCATTGAGCTTCACGGGAGCCTTGACCGTAAGGATGTGACACTCCTTATAAACAATTCTCCCTGCGGGGGTGAGTGTCGGGATTGTGAGAGTAGCCACCGCCGTTTCACCGGTAGCACTATACGGAAGGACTCTCCTTGTCACCGTCAGGGCCGCAGCATCTGTATCAAGGGCTACCCTGATCAATGCACCGACTGCGTATAGATCGCAGGGGTGTCTCACCGTGCAAATAACCGTTTTGTTTTTGAGAAAACCTAACGTAGCTGAGTCCTCTTCTCCTTCACTGATACACAAAATTTTAGAATCGGTATATGCCATCGTTTGTTACCTCCTTTTAGGTAATAGTGTCCCAACAAAAAAGCCCTGCTATCCCGTTTGACACGAGACGAACAGAGCTTTTAAGTATGGGCGTCCAGCTACGCAGATGCGTATTTGGACTTAAATTGTTTTTAGTTAACCCGCATCTCCAATTCAGTTTCGAGCTGGGTGAGGCGGGTGCGAAGTTGGAAGATCTCGTCAATGTAGATCCGAGATACTTCTGCTCCATTGGGATGGCCTTGAACCCAGAGTTCAAGGTTGTCAGGATCATTGTGAGCCTTGATCGTATCTTTGTGGTGAACCAATTCCCACGGATAGAGATAGCGACCAAGCATTTTCTCCATAACGAGACGATGTTCAGGAACCTTCTTGTATTCCTTTCCCTGAACAAATGGATGATCTGGAGCAAAAACGTAAACATATCCCCTACCATTGACGTGCCTCTATTGTCAAGATATTTTTTTACGAAGAACTAATAAAACAACCCTTTACCTTTCCAGGAGTTGCTGTAAGGGGCCAAACCAAACCGAGACCTACGACCCCATACCATGCGGCGCTATTTACTCTTCCGTGATCCTGCCCGAAGTTGACCTGCACCCTGACCTCTGGTGTCTCCGCCTCGATCATGGCTGCGAAGTCGTCTCCGAAAATGATGCCCTCTCCAAGAACAGATCCGGTTCCCTTGGTACCAGAAAGACAGACCGTGTCCTTGATCTCGATGCACCGGATACTCTCGACCTTTCCGACCTCGGAGTTGTGAAGAGTATCGCCCTCACGGAGATACTGCTTCCAAGTCTCGAAATCGTCGTCGTTCTTAATGCCCCTCATTGCCTTTGTGCTGAGTAGTCCGATATAATCGTCACCCTCGTAGGGATCGACGATATAAGTGTCAGCGAAGGCGTCCCTGATGGCACCCAAGTGCGCGATATTCAGGTTGACGAGGGCTGCTATGTCGATTACTCCATCTTCCATGAAGGTTCCACCGGTCAGAGATGTCGGGCCATAGACGAGGTAGGTGGTCTTCATGACCGTTGCCGCGAGTCGATCCAGGGCCTTTGTCATCTGCTTTCTGAGAGCCTTCTGAATCGGGTCCTGCGGGTCAAATTTCGAAAGCAACTGGCTCATGTGGCTGAATGTCACCGCACGGCCATATTCTCCAACCGTGATCGCCGTGGTGGACAGAGCAAAGTCATCCACAGGGATCCGGTCGTGCTCGCTAAGAGCAGCACTGGTAGGCTGGGTCAAAAGATCAGCCCGGGTAATGGTTTGTGATTCGCCTCGTTTTTTTCCAAAACCAGGTTCAGTCCTAACAAAGTCCATGAACTTGGACTCGACAATAGACTGTTCCCGAAGCTTGGCGCTCAAATTGTTGTTTTTATAAACTCCGCTCGGTGCGGAAAATTCCCAGGTGAAATCCATTTTTTATTCCTCCTTATGGTGAGTGACGGAGTTTCCTCCTTTCCAGGACGGCTCGTTGAGCATCGCCCATCGTATGAGAGGCCTCCGGTTCTTTTTTGGTTGTTACTTTCGAACCGCGCCCAAGGACTTCAAGGTCTTCTTGATTCATCTTTTCCTTACGGACACGTTCCCTCTCTTTGCCTCTGAGGTTATCAACGAAATCTTTGCATAACTTGGCGGTCTCTTTGATCTGGTCTTCCATGGGAAGTGATTTTGAGACGTCCACCGATAAGGACCAAAATAGTCGGAGAATACTTTCCTTCTCCTTCGGAGTGGTCTTATCAGAAATCAATTCGGTCTCTTCCAATGCAGTGTCAACAGCGGATATAACGGCCTCCCTATTTCTCTTGGCTTCTTCATGCTCCTCGAATGCGAGGGTGGCAACCTCGGCCTGTGCATCGGCCCAGACTTTAGCTACCTTTCCGTTATATTCCTGCATCAGCTTTTGATATGCGCCCCATTTGGCGTCAAACTCCGGATCGTCTCGATCCTGTGGCGGTACGGGAGATGGAATGGCTGCGGCCCGGGCAATGGTGTCATCGGCAACCTTCTGGCGTTTCACATTCCATGGGTTCTCGGCAGGGGCTGTAATGGGTGCTACCTTGGCGGCTTCGTCCACGCGCTTTTGAAGATCTGAAACCACAGTTTCGAGCTTCTTAGCCTTCGTGGTAGCCTCCGTCATCTTCTTTTTGGCTTCTTTAACAGCCTTCTCGGCGGCTATTTGGTCTTTGTACTGAAGGGCCTCTTCTTCGCCCTCTTTCTTGCCTTCGACCTTCTCTAATTCTTCTGCCGCTCTGTCCTCCTCAGCTCTTTTCTGCCTTGCCTTTGACTCTTCCACTTGCTTTTCAACCGCTTCTCCGCCTATTGCTCCGTGCTCGGAACTTCCCTTAAACTTGGCTTCGGACGAATCCTCACCGGGGCCCTTGCCAGTCTCGGGATCCACTTCTTCCTCGTACTCGTCGTCCAGATTCAAATCTTTTGCCGTCAATTGCTTTCCCATCGTTTTCACCCTCTCCGAGAATCCCATTAGGGGTCGGAGTCCTTCCTTGTATTTCCAAGCGCGAGTCCCTACGCATTTGCGCATTTAGGGGCGCTGTGGATGCTATTCATTCCTCCTTCACGGGAGGGAAATAAATTCCATGTATTCACGTACCAGAAATGATGTTGCCCCAACCATCTGTTGTAAAAGTCATCCATGGAGTTGTTAAGGTTGAATTCAATTCTTTCCCACAAACACACATCTTCTCTTCTCCTAACCCCAAAAGAAAAGGCTCTGACCGCCTGTATACAGCCAGAGCCTTTTTTGATCTTTTGGGAACTTCGGCTCGAGACCGAAGTTTTTATTCCCTATTGGTTGCGAGGGAGAGATTCGAACTCTCGTTGTTACGGCTTATGGGGCCGTCGCTGGAACCGCTCCAGTCCACCTCGCGATTATCCTAAGTTTGGTATTTCTTTTGCCTGCCTCCCCAATCTCATCCGGGTCAACCTCTGTGCCGCAGCTTGTCCCAACTGGATGTCTCGTCCAAGTTTATCAAGCATTCCCAAAAGTGTGAGTGCTTCGGGATCATGATTTACCAATTCCTCTATCCTTTTTTGGACCGCCTTCTCGACCATAGTCACAAAAAACTTACCGCTTTTCGTCCGAAGCTTTTGTTCCGCCTCCAATGCGGCAGCCATTTCGGATTCAAGCTGATTCTCTAACAGTTTTTCTTTCTCGGTAGAACCGCCTCTTGGCCTTCCACTCCTAATATCAACTGCCATTCCACCCGTTATGCTATCGCTCATTTGTTCCCCTTCTTCTTCAATTTCTTGGCTTCCGGCATGAACCCCGCCAATGCGCTACCCTTCATTTTCATAAGGGATCTTCCAGGAGAGACAGGCCCCCCTTTAGCCCTTGGAATTAATCGATCTTTCCACGGGCGCGGACCAGTCCAGGGACGAGCAACGCCACCCTTCCCGGGAATACTTTCTCCCTTGCCATAAGGCATCCGAGTCGAAGCTCCTGCTGGACTAATCCCTGCGGCTTCTTCCATTTTTTCGATATAGGTTTTTGCCATGGTCTTACTCCTTCGCTTGCACTCAGTTGCAAGTTAAATCATCAGGCCGGATGGAATTTTTGTTCCCTTCTTCTTCCCCTTCTTTAACTTCTTGGGGCCTGGCATGAACCCTGCCAGAGGCATCCCTTTTGTCTTCATCAACGGAGGGCGCCTGGTAGGTGCCGTCGGTCTGGCCATCGGAGGTCTCATCATGGGCGGACCCCCCATGCCTCCCATTCCTGGAGTCATTCCCATGCTTCCTAATCCTTTTTTGATTGCCATAATTTTCTCCTTTCTGGTTATTTGGAATATTTATTTAACTCAACATTCTTTGTTTTAAGTATCGAATAGGGGAGACTCTTCCCCTTTGCTTCCTTAGAATGACTCCGAAGTTCCTTGAGGGTCATCCCCTTGGCCATCTCTTTGGACGCACCCTTAAGCTTTGACCGTGGGATCTTCCCCTCCCTTACTCCCAATGCGATATTCCCAGCAATGGTCTGTTTTCCTGATGTATAGGGTGTATGGGGTCGTTTGGATTTGCAGTTCATTTACCTTATCATCCCGAACTTGGTGACAAACTCGGACTCGTACTTGGAGATTCCGAGGGCGATTCCGAAGGTGAAACGCTCGGCGATTCCGAAGGCGATACGGAAGCGCTCGGGCTTAGACTGGGCGATTCCGACGGTGACTCCGAAGGTGAAACTGACGGCGATAACGACGGTGACTCCGAAGCACTCGGACTTAGACTTGGTGACTCGGACGGTGAAACGGAGGCACTTGGGCTGAGACTCGGAGATTCTGAAGGTGACTTGCTCGGAGACCCAGATGGAGAAACCGACGGGGAGATCGAAGGCGACTTGGATTTTGACATACTCCACGATTTTGAAGGCGACCTACTCGGTGATGCCGAGGGCGAAACGCTTGGTGAAAGACTTGGGCTCACCGATGGTGAAACTGACGGAGAGACTGAAGGACTAACGGATGGACTCATACTCAGCGAACCGTATCCTGCAAGCATCACAACGTTGCGTAACTCCTCAAGTCTCTCCATTACCGAACCATCTGCATTCGGTGTTACTGCCGTGCTATCATAGCCTGTAACTATCGCGGCTCTCCATGATTCCCCACCAATCGGACCATGTTTTGGCATCGTATTTTCTCCTTTTAATAAAGATTATCGTCTATATTCAACAGTTAACAACCCAGATGTTGCTCCTGTCCTGATTGCCTTAAACTTCCTGATATCGTCAAAGTTTTCGAAGAGGTAGTTCTGCCCGATCTCAAGAAGCTGGCCTATTGTCGTAGTTGGGGTATTATTTTTAGAGAACCGGATCTGTCCTGCCTCCAGCACCCCAAATGCTTCAACAGCAGGCAGTGGTCCACGCACATGCGCCTCTATCAACCTAATAGAATCAATGAATATATCGGAAGAAAGTGCGACAAGATTTGCGAAGGTAATGGTGTAGTCAGTATACAAACCGTGCGCATTGAAATTCAGGGTAAACTGTGTCCACGCGCCATTGGAATTGGCTAAGGTTATAAAGGTGGGTGCTGTCCGCCATGTTCCCGCATCCATTAGATATTTATTCGAACCAGAATCTTTAATCTCTATTTTGGAAGTTTTATCCCCAGCCGAATTTCGATAACAAACATCCAGAGTGTAATATCCACCCGGACTCATACGGATCGCCTGTTCTATGCTGGCAAGAGATTCCGAACCGTCAATTGACAATTTCAACCCGTATGTCCCCCCCCTGGTGGTCGTTCCTTCCCTGTTGACGCTGGAAGTGCCTGCTATTGTTGGTGTCCAATATCGTGGGACTATGGCAGATGTCCAGATCTCAAGTGCCCCATCAATCAGGCAATCGCCGAGTAAAAATTTATCTGAATTTAAACCAACCGCCGTTGCGCCTACTTCCAATACCTCTGCCGCAAATGGTTCTAATTGCCGTTTCGACATTTTTCTCTCCTTTTCATCCTATACTTGCCCTTCAGGGGCCGTCATTTCCGCCGGAAGTACTTCTCCCACTGGAGCCGCTTCTGGACTAACCACTCCTGCACCGGCCCCCCCATTTCCACCGGCAGTCACGCCTCCAGCTTGTTGAGCCGCCATCTCCTCAACTTTCTTTAGGGTCTCTTCAATACGGTCAATGGCTTCTGCCTGATCATCCGTGACAATAAAATCAGGCTCATAAAAACCGAGTGCATTGACTGATTTCTTAAGTAGCTTGAAGGGCTTAAAATATTTTGAAAATGCCGATTGCTCGGCCTTTCCCATCATCCACTGAAGGCGCGGGATGAGCTCACTATTTTTGATCTGTGCGCTAATTCCTGAAATTTTAATGTCACAATTCGCACGAAGCATTTCCCTCTTTGCCTCTATAGGCATTGCAGCGAATGAAGCGGCAGCAGGGTTATTGGTCATTACCCTACTGACGGTGGGGTTAGAATATTCGGACCAATTCAGGATCAACACTTCAAGGGCAGCCCTGATCACATTGATAGCCCCCTCCTCGATATCTTCCCCTATACTGTCGAATATGGTCATGCTCTGGCTGGTCTTTAGGTCTACCTCGCCCTTGGTGATCTGAGTCCGTGTTCCACGTTGACCCGCAACGAATTGGTTCACAAATGAAGAATTTTCCCGGCGCTGATCCCAGTGCTGAAGTGTCGCGAGGCTCTCATTAGTTGAGGGGCTCGTGTAGACCTCCTTAACCACCGGTTGACCCGCCGCCGCATTTGAACTACGAAGAACCGTCTTGCCAGGCCACATTGCTGTGTCTGTGGGGTCCTCCAGGTCCATCCGGTTTAACTCTCGCAACTTATTGACCCGCCACGACAGATCATCGATATGTAGACTCATTAGATTGCAGGTATTGAGCCATAGGAGAAGGGAGGTCTCAATAACGCCATGTCCCTCAAACGTAAATAAATCTGGAAGGGGAGAAAAAGATACTCCGGGCCATCTCATTGTAACGAAAGGATTGGGTTCCGGGTTTCTAATCAAAACATCTCCAGCCATGGTAAATCTGGCATTTTCGAGAAGAAGTTCTCCCTGCTTATCCAAAGCCACTCCCCAATGCTCAACCAACCTCACGGCATGTCTAAACGTAGTCCTTTGGTAATACTGACCTTTTCTACGAGCCCGCTTCTCCGCAGTTTCCTTGCCCCATCCTGTTTCGTTAGCTGTGACCTCATCTAACCTGACGTATCGTTTACCAAGTTGTTTAACTTTCCATAAATCAAGCCACTCCACATGGTCCCAGTAATCTCCAGACCATGGCTCTCGTGGCGTCGCATCTGGGTCACGATAGATCTGCCATGGAGGAACGAGAGAAAAAACCAATCCCTTACCGGGGACCCACCTCGGAATCATCTCATGGGATTGACCTATAGCAAAACCGAGTTCGGACCCATCAGAGAATGCAGTGTCGAGCCGTGCATGTTGTGGGTTTAGCCAAATAGTCAAGGCCTCCCGGAAAAAAGCGGCGATCTGTTTATCCTCATCCCCTACTCCCTCGATCGAATACCAATCCGGTTGCCTGAGCGCCTTACGAATGACAGCTACACCCTGCTTGACAGTAGCCGTCATATCACCGGTAGTCATCTTGGCTTGCCAATCTTCTTTTTCGGAATAATCTATCTGTGCTCGATAAGCTCTATAGCATTGGTCCCAGAGGTGTCTGACCTCTAAATTGGCGTCTTCACTTTCCTTTATGCAACTGTGGGCGAAATCTACAAATATATCAGGATCTTCAATGCCGTAAGCCGTAGCGGCCTCTTCCCTTTCTGACAGCTCTTGATCATCCCACCCCTGCGTACTTGCATCAGCCATTATTTATCTCTTCCTTTAGGCGAAGATATTTCCCTAATAAAGTCAAATGCCATCCTCGGTCTATAGCTTCCACAAATCTATGACACTGGAAACAAACCCAAATCCCCTTACGCATATTTTCATCGTCCCAATGATGATAAAGAAGTTTTTTCCCAGACTCTCCGTTAAGCTCGCATTTTCCATCTTCTGGATATTTTCTCTTTGGAACCCTAAAAACACCGTTTACCGTATGGAGATAACGTTCTCGCTGTTTGTAATTTCCCACCCTTCGGTGATAAGCCCTTGCCTCTTCACGACAGGTACGACATGTTCTAAATTGTTCGTCCTCTCTAACTTTTCCACATCGGCAAAGACCCTGGCCGGAGTTTCTGTCACGTTTTTCCCTCTGTCTCTTTGTAATTCCTGGCCGAGCCTTTTTGTTGTATTCTCTTATTTTGTTTGGATTATTCTTTCTCCATTCATGCTGCCATGCTGCATTCTTTTTTCGACTTTTTATCTCACTCTGATCTATCCCTTGAAGTCCTTCGTCAAGTGCCATGAATCATCCCTTTACATTTGCGAATAAAGAAACAAAAAAACCCCTTACTCAAGGACTTTTGGTCCTCAAATAAGGGGTCTCAAATATCTCACTGGAGTGAGGTCGGAGACTATCCTTTTAGATTAATTCTCTTCCTCAGTCCCTTCTCGTTTTTTTCGTAATCACTAATTCCTCCCTGATTTAAATGAATGGTCACTGAACCAGTGTAATCAGTTCCGATGATTCCAAGCATTAAGAGAGAATTTACAATACTAAGTTCATGTTCATCCCTCCCATTTTGTATCCCGCGATCCCTATACCCTGATAATGTTTTATTCTTTACCATTTCTAAACCTATCTGTCAAGAAAATAATTATTTTTTGGGTAAAAAATTGACATTTATACGAAGTTGCGTTAAAATTTGAAAAATCAAAGGGAGATTAATAAAGCCATGAGGAAGTGCAGCGTGCCTGGATGCGGCAGAAAGCATCTTGCTAAAGGTTTTTGCAACACACACTACACAAGGGTCAAGAAACATCCTTTATCCCCAAACCTTACTCCCCTTTTATTACCCTGGCCAAAAAAATGCTCGGTCCTGGGATGCAACCGTAAGTATTGTAATAAGGGTTTTTGCCGAACTCACCTCAAAAGACATCATGCTAAATTACCATTAGATCTTCCAATATTCAGACCAAACGAGCGTATTGGCCCGTTAAACTCAAACTGGAAAGGTGGTATTTCAGAATACCAAAACCATTCCAAGATGAAGCGAATGAGAAACATAGTTTTAGAAGAGGAAAATTACACATGTCACTATTGCGGTAAACCTACTAATAAAATTCATCACAAGGATCTTTCAAAAGACAATCACAAAAGAGAGAATCTTACCGCTTGTTGCAATAGTTGTAATTTGAAATTCCCAAGATCTCGTAAAAGTAAATATATTAAATTATATGGTAGAACCTTGGCCGAAATTTCAAAGTTACTTTCCATATCTATCCCCACCGTCTGGAAGCTTCATAAAGTTGGTAAACTTCCAAACATCCTCGCTAAGAAGGCTTTAGCATTAAGTAGTCCCATTTGACCTCCAGTCTCAATAAGCCGGAACGATTCTACTATCTGAATGTCTTCAAACTGGTCATCCACCAATTTCCTAAAGTTCCTCGGATTCTTCCTCCACTTCTTCTGGATCCGCTTCTTCTTGGACCGAGGGAATCTGAACTGAATCGGGGTGGTGAGCATTCTATCAATCAGATGGTCGATCGTATTCTCAATATCTTGCCGTAACCGACCTATTGATCGATTAAACTCACCTATCCTAAGCCGAACTTCCGTGGTTGTTATTGGAATCCCCCTGGGTTTGTCACCCCCTGAACGCATTAGGCGAAGGCCTCCTCGATCATCCTTGGTAGATCGTTCTTCACAAAATCGAGAATGGCACTCTTCTTTACTGCCTTGAGGAGCTGGGCATCGAGTGTCACAGCCTCTGAAATGACGGATTTCACGGATGGGGGATCAGAGGAGGGCAAACGGTTCGGCCTGGGCTTCTGGATATTCGAAGGTCTGTGTTTCCGCCCGGCGCCCCGCTGTATTGCAACTTTACGATCCCTCTGGGCCTGAGCCGTACAGGTTCTGCACCGACTTTTATGACCGGAAGGCCGTGCGGCATTCTTATTGAACTCGCCAATCAACTGTGGATTCTGCTTTGGGCATTGCGGATTTGAGCAAACTTGCGTCTCTTCTACCTTTGTCATGATTTCTTGACCTCCTTCGGCTTTAGATTCCTCAAAAACGACTTCCGATGGATAAACCAATCTCCCGCACATGATGCAACTCCAATGCCCCGGATCTTCGCCAGCATGGGTCCATGAACGATCTTTCCAATCCAATCTTCCATTACATTTAGGACAAGGCACGGCTATTCCCCATGGCAAAATTCATCTAATATCCCCACCTTGAAGGATTCAATTCTTTTAATACCTTTTCTCGTGCCCTGAGAAGACGTTTTCTCCACCTCTCTATTCTAAAAAAAGTTACACGATTCCACTTTCGCCGAACCCTTTGGCAGTTTAGGTAGACCTCATATTCAAAACTCACCAAAATAAACTTATCCAACAGTTTAAGTCTCTTCTCGTATGGAATGTCGTTAGCGAATAGTCTCATCTTTGCGTCTCAACCTTTTGCTTTTGTGGGCCTTGCGCTCCCGTAACCGTTTCTCCCGCATTAATTTAGCGAGGTCTTTTGATTCGGCGAGACAGCCGTTAGTATATTCTTCGACTCTTCTTTTGGTAGACATTCTTTGCTCCTATGAACAAGTAAGAACCCGATGACTCGCTTGGCGACGTAGCCCCAAAGGCGAATGAGTAGGGTCTGGCCACGGTGATCCCCACACCAAAGTTCAGGCCTCGTATTGCACCAATAGCCGAGCACCATTACCCCCTTCTGTTGGGTGATGGGAGAAGTAACCATTTGAAGGAATGGAACTGGGGGATTTCGCCGACAAGCCCCATCCAAAGATTCTTCTTTTTCCTTGACCCAGAACCTACATCTATCACACCTTTTCATAAAAGTTATCCTCCTTTAATCAAGAACTGGTCGGTATTGTCATGCTCGACCTACTTATGAATACAACTCTCTTTCTGGGATTGTATTCATAAATCCAACCGGAATATTCTCTGCGTTCCCATCCTTCGATCCTACGGGCATCTGCGTAGACCTCCTCGAGAGAGCGCCTCCTCCTGCATAGACGACCAAATGAGATCCCAAACCCGAAGCTCATGCCCACCTTCGCTTTCTCTCCGGAATGTGAAGAACATTTTGGCTGCCAATAGCAAGAAGACCGTACCAAGCAATCATCCCTTCGAAGATTCTAAGTTCAGGTGTCTGGACTTCATTCAACAACAACCCCTGGTGGCCGAAGACAACAGCCTCATTCTTTAAAAGCGATGTGTCGCTAAGTTCAATCCAGCGAATGTTGTTTATCTTACAAATTTCACCATTCCATAATACATCTCCCTCGTTTAGATATTCTTTCCAAGAGTGGACCTTGGGATGGCTCTTAACTGCACGGAGAAACCTGACCCCGCCAATACCCATGTAGTCAATTCCACAATATGGCTGCATACAAGAAGACAGATATCCTGAAACAATGCCGCAAAGGGCTTCAATCCCGGTCCATTTTGCCCGTCGGATTACGCTCCCTAGAACAGTCGCAGAGGTGATGATCTCCATGCTTCCCTGTTTAAGTGCAGCCATGGACAAATGATCAAGGACGTTTCTTATCTGCCACACAAGATGTTTCTGAACAGGGTCTTTTAGGTCGAATAATTGAAATGGAACGTAGTTTGGTAACAACTCTATGGCTCTCCCAATTTTGGTTATCTTGATTTTAGGAGGTATCATTTTTCGTTGCACCCCCTCTTCCGTCATATTTTTCACCTGCATTTCTGGTTCATATACCGCGTGCGCAAATTGAACGACCCTGGCTTCTAAAAGCGCGGCATAACGGAGCTGGGTGCTTGCGGCTTTACATGTCAGATACGCTTTGCTTGGTTCTTTCTTCCATCGCCACGTCATTTTCCTACCTCCCTTTCTTCCTTAATTTTTCGTAGACTCCCATCCTTGGCCACATAGTACTTCCGGCCGTTCGGATCGGTATAATTGTCCCCAGGCCTCAAGAATTTACATTTTCCACGGAAGTCCAGGGTACAACCCTTCTCTCGAGGATCGTGCCTATGGGGATGGAAGGGTTTTTCATCCTTTGGCAGCATCTTTCGCCTCCTTCAACTCAAACATCCCGCTCGCCAGAAGTGCCGTCAGTAGGTTTGGACCAACTCCTTGAAGATAGTCATGATCAAAAACGAAAAGATAGCGGCTGTGGTCGCCTGCCTGTTGCCAGTTTGGACGATACCTTTTTTCGTCCGTCGATAATATGATTTCCACAACTTCATGAATCAACATTTCTGCCGTATACCTGGGATCATTATCTACGGTACCGAGAACAATCGTCCGTCTCTTCCGGTTCATTGGATCCCCATGGCTAAACGAAGATCCACCCTGTTTCGGGTCTTCCCACAACTCCCACTCCCGAGAGCAGATCATCATCTTGCCAATAAATTTACGGGTGGTCTTCTTTGACTTCATTGGTCCTCCGACTTCTTGGGATGCTCACAACTAAAACAGACATGCCTGGCAATTTTATACTGTTTGCCCCCGCATTTATCGCATCTGACATCAATCAACCGATTCAGGACAGCCAACTTGCTTGTAGCCTCTTTCCATAGGTCGCCAGTATTACAAAAAAAACGGATCATTCCTTTAAGGGGGGTGTAATAACAATGGGAAAGATCGTTCTCGTGTAGAATTTCTCTTTCCCTGAAAGTATGGACTTCTTTAAGTTTTCCAAAACAAAAGAAGCTAAATCCTTTCGCAAAATTGTCCTCGTTCCATGTCGAATAGATCACATTACATCCCTGGTCATAGCAGAATCGTGGACGCACCAACTTCTCATCCACCTTGTTTACTACTTCTTCCATCTAAGCTTGCCCTCCTGGCATTCAAGACATCTTCAAGCGTCCCGATCGGTGGACCGAGTCTTTCCGATACAATTCTGGCAATGTGTTCTACAAACCTGGCATACCAATTCTTTCCCCCCCACTTCTCCTTGAATCGCTTAGATGTTATATGGCTTTCGTGCCCAATATTTGTGCATTAGATAGTAAGCAGGATGTGATTCCGCAATGAGTGAACGATCAATTGGTTTCTGCATTGTTACGAGGAAACCCTCTGCATTACAATTAAATGATCTGAAAGTTTAACTCCAACGTTTTCCTTAGTCCTGCGTTGTGTAGCTGCATACGATGCTTCTGTAAATTTCGGGTGTCTGACAATTATTTTGCAAAGCCGTAAACCCATATTAGATTCTGTGATACGACGTATAGTAAAAGCAGTTGTGTTAATTCGCTCACCACGGAGTATGGTATCCCCCATCATAAATACACACCAGCCTCCTCGCACCAAAATTCGAGCGATATTCCTGAGAATGGCTTCTAAATCGCTAACATATAAGTTGACGAGTTCCTTTTTCCCAATTTTAAATCCCTCCCGGACTTCATTTTGTCTTGTATCTTTATAATCGTAGCCAAGCCAAAGCATCTCGTATTTGAAAATACTTGAATATCTGTAAAGATTGAAGTAAGGCGGGTGACAAATAACGAGATTCGTCATGGCCGGTGAAAGAAAAGGTTCCCGTGCATCGTGTAGTAAAACCTGAACCCTTGGCTTTAGGTGAAGAAGTTCATTACATACTTTAGACATTTGCATAGCTTTCTTCGTTAGGTGTTCCGAAACATCCTGGGGTGGAATAGCGGGATCGAGGAACATCCTTCCCATCCCATTACTTGCTCGTGATAACCTACGTATAATAGCGGCAAGGGCAACATTAAAGAAATTTTTGGTATTTTCATCTTTGATATACTTGTCTATAAAGAACCGTGTGCGAGCGATTCCTTGCTGAGTTTCGGGATAAAACCAATGATCCAGATAACGATCATTCGGAATGTAGGGCGTTAGGCCTTCAGACAATTCTGCTTTATAGAAATGATTATATGCTGTAAGGGATTTAAGAACGTTTTCTCTGGGAATTGGAGTGGTTTTTACTTTTGAGATTAAACATGCTAATGGGTTTACATCCAAGCCAATCGCTACCCGTTTTAAAAGTATGGCTTCTACCAAGGTTGTTCCGCTACCCACCATCGGATCGACTACGGGCCCCCCTTCAGGATCATGGAACTCAAGGATAAAACGTTTCGCAACGGGAGGAGGAAATTTACCAAAAAAACGGAAGAATCCATGCGACAAATAATTGAGCTCGGCACTTGATCCTTCTATCTCCCAGCTTTCATAGTCACATCGTAACTGATCGAGATCCGCTTCAGCGAGGCATGAATGCAACCGTGAATTTTTGCCCCGATTATTAAAAGGTCTCTCATCGGGAAGGTTTGATAGAAAGGCTAATTTATTCTGATGATACGATTTTTTCATACTTATCAATCGTGCCCAAACGTAGCCCGGTAATTATCCCGATACGCCTCGGAGACGGTCTTTCCTTTGCAGGCCGGGCACTGACAAACCTTATTGGGAGGTCCTTCTGAATGGCTACCATCCCAAATCTGGCCGCAGCCGGTGCAGGCAAATTTTTCATCCTGTGGCCTTCTGAATTTACTTCTATAAACTGCTTTCCATTTGGACATCTCGTACTCCTTGAAATTGTTTTAGTCGCTCCCCGCACGGGAGCATGGATTGAAACATTCTATCCACATACGGTCTTCCTTACCCCACCCTAACCGTTGACCCCGAAGAATCTGGTATAACGAACTGCCCACCAGCCACCATCTCGGCCTCTTGGAGGGTCATCTTCCGATGGGTCCGCTCGAAGGTTTCCTTCTCGGACCAATCGACATCGTTATCCTCGGCATATCTCACCCGATAGCCATGTCGATTAGGCTTCTCTTCGTCCCAGGCCTGACCTTTACTAAAGGCAAAATCCCTTTCGTCCATTGGTTCGGCCGCCACAACCTTCGTGCCTATAAAAATCTCTTCCATCAGATCCTCCTTTTGACCCATTCTTTTATCCGGATCCAAACAACCATGACTTTCCTCGTCCAGAATAGCCTAAAAAACTGCCGCCAGGAACGCCAGGACATTCAACTTCCGTAGTACCGTAGTGCTGACCTCTTTCTCACCTAATTTCTTATTCATCCAGCCGACCTCCTCTCTTGGGGTTCACATTCACTGCATAACTCTTTGCCAGATTTGGCACCTCTACTCGGTCCACCTTTGTCGGTACCTGCCCACACTTCGAACATCGGTACGGGAATGGATTGTCTTTGTCCACCTCGAGGATCTCCATCTGGCCACCACAGTAATTACAGAATCCCTGCACTATGCCATCATCGTACAAGTTTTTCCTCTATTGGGAGGCTACTCACCTTCCACTCACGATAGAAAGACAAAACATTTTCCCTAAGTATAGATAAAACCTCATCGTAAGCCTTAACGGGATTATCGCTTTCAATCCCGTGCTGACCAAAAAAGAAAATGGTTATATATTGCAGTGCGTCGGCAAATTCAACACCAGACCAATCGTCTTTCTCAATCGCTACCTTAATGATATTAATGCTGTCTAATAGTCGTAATTTCCCTTTTTTCACATCTTCTGGATATACCAATTTTATAATCTCTTTGAATTTGTTACTCATAATTAATCCTCCTCTTTCCGGTATCGCCCACCCTTGCGTGCAATACCATTCTCATATGAAAATTTCATCGCCTCGACATTTGGGTAAAACAACCATTCTGTCATATCCTCGATGCGCACGAGTCGTCGTACGTTTGGTGTACCCGTGAACCATTCAAACAATTCTATGAGATACCACCCCACTTCCGGCCTTCTGATAACTATTCCCTGCCATTCGATATTGCCAGTGTCTTTGTTAATGGAATGGAAAAATTCACCAAGTAGGCAGAAGTCGTCTATATTTTTATTTGATTTCATATAACTATCTCCTATCCCCTTTATACCTCTGGTTGAAATCAACATTCACGGCATAACTTTTGGCCAGATTCTGAGGCGGTGGTAGATCCGTCGGCTTTACCCTCCTTGGAGTTGTGATCGAACAGTACAAAACCGCCTCACCTTTGTCGGGGGATCTCCCCAACCTCCTCTTGAGTCCAGCAATCTTCACCCCGTCGGCCCCTACTTTGTCCTCTTTCGACTCAACCAAAATCCCTCCGGGGGTAAGTGTCCATAGAGCGGCGCAAAGGTCGGCTTTCAGTTCTGGGTCTGGAGGTAGAGCCACGTTGTCACCCGTCTTTGGATCCAAACTTTCTCTGAATCTCCAATAAATGAAGGAGCGCATATTCCGAAACCTAAGCTTTTGAGTGAGTTTGTCGGTTTTCCCCTCCGGCGCAGCCTCCGAACTGTTCACGGCAATGACGTGGATCTTATTGGACCTCAGATGGTCAAAGACAGAACTATTTCCAGACCAAAAACATTTTCCATTTCTTCTGGTATATAGCAAATGCGACGGTCCTACCTCAACACAATAAACCTTCCCGCGATATTTCCTGGTCTTCACACTTTTTAATCGCAACAACATATCGCAATTATTTCTTTTCCACTCTACGATTCCATATCCATCGGTCGTTCTGGTTATCGTCCTATTTTCGATTACGGAGGTGCTTCCCTTAAAGTGTCTTTTTGTGATAGAAGCATATTTCCCTGTTTTCAGGATCAACTCTTGTAGACCGTCCGCCAAAACTTTTGATGAGGTTGAAAAATATCTTACGCCCTCACTTGTCCAACCATCTCCCTTATGGAATGCATCCAGAAATATCTCGATCTGTCTCGGTGATAATTTTCCTATAGATTCTGGGATTCTTTTATTGGTAGCCCCCTCCCCGAGAGACCGAACGTATTGATACAGTTGTTTTGAATTTATTAAGAAGTTGTGGGTATCTTTCTGTATTTTTTCTCGAAAGTGAAAGCCAAGCGACCGAAGCATCTCCCCTATTTCTCCTATGTGATCTTTTTTTTTCTGAACTATACCAACAGTGTAACCATCCCGGGTTGTATACCCTTCGCTTAAAACCCACCCAAGAAACTTACAGAATATATCCATCTCAATTTTTATCTCTGGGACATTATGCTCAACTCTGACATGATTGCCGGTCACCGCCTTATTCGTACCCTTCTTTAATCCTGGGAAAATTCTGGTTGTTTTAGGTAACACAAAACATTTTTCCTCAACACCATCCCATAGGAAGGTTCTCTTCATTCTTAAATAATCTATTCCGACTTCGTTCGCTGGAGTCATCCTCCATTTGCTCGTTCTGCGATTGTTGTAGCATCTATAAAACAGATTATGATTAGGGGTTATACAAAAATTGGTATTCTGCCCATTAAAGTAGAGCATTTCTCCATCATATTCATACGTAAAATATTCCGTAGGTTCGGCGTAGAACGCTTTACAGTTCTTTGGATTCATCGTTAAAACTTTGATGCCTTTTTCAAGATCATCAAAACGCCTCCATCCCAATTCGGTCAAAATATCTGTCTCATCATCAAAACATCCGATCCCTATCACATCGACATGGATCGGAGCTCCATCTTTAAGAGCAGTGATGACCAATCCAGCAGCCGTTGCTCCATCAGGTGTTTTGATCCCTGGATAGCAAATCAGGGGGGAGTACCATGCTCCATATCGCGTGGAGATCACGGTACGGTCACTCCCTCCTCTTGCCACGTCCACCCCTACCGAATCCATGGCTCCCTTCTTTCCGTCCTCTTTCCAGCGAGCCTGGGCCTCCTCAACCCATGCCGTCGGTATTACCTGCCATTCCGAATCCCGAATACCGGCCTGAAAGTTCCCTTCGAGCATCTGGGAGCGTAAGGGCTCAGGCAAGGCCTGAAGGACTGCCTCGTAGTTCGTACCCATCAAAAAGGGGTTGTCCTGTACTTTGGAGGGAATGAATGTTCGGGACATCGGCTTGACCATGACCCCTTTGACCCGGATCGGCTTACCGTCTGGAACCTCCACATCCTTCCCATCGATCGTGGTGTACCAACGGAGCTCCCCAGGTTCAGCTGGGTGTGGATGCTTAGGATCGAGCCAAGGACCCCAATAAGAGATTACCCATCGGCCATCCTCATTTACTGGGGGGTTCCCGGTACAAACGATCCGACAGCGCTGTCCCTGAATGGTGGTTCGTAACCAGGTACACAGGAAGCGGAATTGATGTTCCAGAAAGTTACAAATTTCATCGAAAAAACAGCCGTCATGAGCGCGCCCTTGCCAACGAGTCTCATCTCCGGGATCTTTACAGCTGCCAAATTCAATTTGACGATCGTGAAGTCTCCAAATCAACTGTTGAGAATTCAAACCATCCCGTGTACCGAGAATCTCTGCCATTCGATCAACCAACCCAACCGTTTGAGTGGCCTCACGCCTAAACACTATGGACCGTTTGTGCTGGGTCAGAGCAAGGCCAAGAAGAAGATCACTGTTATGGGTAGGGATCATTGAACGACTAACAAGGTAAAGCCCTGTCGGATTGTCCACCGTCAAACATCTCATTGGCATCGGTTTTGTCGGCTCACAACTAACAATATATCGAGCCCTATTCATTCCTTTGCGAGCAAGATTTATATTTCGCAATTTATTAAGGTTTTTTGGAGTGGCGAATATATCAAAAACGGGAGAACTCGTACATACCTGCCAGGAATTTGCCACATTCCTTGACTTGGATTTCCCCCGCCGAGTATGTACCTGAATTCTTGCCCTCATTCCTAAACTAACCAATAATTCAAAAACAGACTCACATAGTTTATAATTTGTATTAGTAAAACTGCATTTCCTTTCTACACAACTTCCATCACTATCAAATAAACCGGCCAATAATAATCTTCTTTGTTCTATGGAAGCCCTAAGATATTCTTGAGGAATATATTTACCCAAATGAAGACCATATTTTCTCCACGCCTTTCCTATCCCTTTTACAAAGAAATGTTCACTGTCTGACGGCAGGGTGAAACGATAACCATATTTTTGGAAAACGGTAATTATTTCATCTCGCTCGTTGGAATTGCAGGCTACTCTTCCCTCGCCTTTTGTGTCCCCGTCACCTAACAAATAACCCAACACATACGGATGCATTGGAAGTGAAACTTCTTCAAGAACAAGAGGCTTTGTGCAAGGGATACAATGACGAAGAGATTTTGATTTATAAATTTCAAGGGTGGTTTTTATCGTTCCAAGTATTCTCCCGGATTTAGTTTTGAACAAACCCCAATTGTGCGGAAATGTATCACGTTGTTTCAATCTTTCACGATAATACCGTCTATCTGACTTGGTCCAGGTAAGCCAGCGATGATCTGAAGAGGCATCTATCTCTGTCCCATCATCAAATTTGAGTCGATAGCTAACCGGCGATGGGTTAATAGGATGAATTTGTAAAACTCGAATTAATTTTCCAAGTTCTGAAAAAACAAGATCTCTCTCTTGAATTTCCCCTATTGTCGTCCATCCACCTTGAGTAGGAATCGGGGTATCAAGGGCTAACGCTTTCGACCCGCCTGCTGAACCACCAAAAAACACAATATCGGCAGGGTTCTCAAGTGCCTCCATCTGTGGACCAGGCAGCGGCGTCCAGGTTGGATTGTCAAGATTCTCCAAAACCTCCCTTTGCAATTCCAGAAGTTCCTCGGAATTTAATCCTTCTAAAATGTGAGAGAGTTCAATTATTTGTTTGGCCGAAGATTGCAAGAGAAACTTTCCTCTTATATGGCATCAACTGTTTTAAGAAAATAGAACTTTCTGGTTATTTAAAACCCTTTTGTCCTGTAACTCCTGGTACGCCAGATCAATTCCAACCGCTTGCCTTCCTAACCTTTCGGATACTCTCAAAACCGTTCCGCTACCGCAGAAGGGGTCGAGAACCACCCCGGGACGGAAGCCAGCGTTACAGCCACAATCGGTATAAAAATATTCTTTAACTTGGCTCATAGACTCAAGGATTCTTTTCTTTGTTTCGGATGGCTTTTGGGCATTAGCAGAATCATAATTTTTTTGTTCAATGCCATCATATTTACCATTTTTATCACAACCAGCTATTTTCATAGATTCAGTAATTTGATGGCCAACAACCTTCTCTATCTTCTCCCTCGCCTTCCCACACTTGACACAAATCTCTTTCGGGCATCCTGCCCTAATCATCGGCTCAACAAGGGCTTCCGGGAAGGTGGCGAAGTGGGCCTCAGAATAAGAAGCTGTTGGAATTGTCCAGACACAACGACGGTTACGGCCTTGGGGTTGGAGTTTATTATAAGTAAAATTTCCTGCTGGCTTACCCGATGAATGAATGGCTTTCATATAACTTGTTTGGGGTCTTATAGCTCTCTTCTCTGAGTAAGGTTCAATGGTGGGGTCATACTGTTGCTCAAACCAGTATTTCCTTGACTTCACAAAGAAGAAAATAGGCTCAAAATCCACGGTGAAGCGGTCCTTTGCCGAGGAGGGCATACAATTTGGCTTGTGCCAGATTATCTTTGAGCGCAAAATCCAACGTTCTGGTTTATGGAGTTTGAATAATGGAAGAAGTTCTAAGGGGATATCTCGTTTGCGTAGACGAAGGTTCTTTCCTCTTGATGGGGGCAAAATCCAAACTTTCCGATTGCCCAATTGCAATTCATACACAAAACCCTGAAACCTTCTGGATAATTCATCTTCTTTAGCCACTGATAAACCGATCCACACCTTTTTAGTTCCTTCTTGTGTTCCGGTGTTTTCCCATTGATGTGATCTATCGTTAGAAATAGATAAATCGTTTCCCCACAGCAAGCGCACTTGGGAGGATTCCCACCATAGTTCGTCATTGCTTGCATTTTTAATCTTCGGTGTGCTTTTGCATTCCCTTTCATCACCCTCATTATTTCTTCTTCCCGATTCGACCAATAATGCTTCCTGCTGTAAGCTCGAATTTTGTCTCGGTTCTTCTCTACCCATTCCTTCATTCGTTTTTGAAATTGTCCTCGATGTTCCACTCTCCATTTTCGCTGATACGCCGTGTTGTATTCCCTTTCCTTGATCGGGTCTTTGTAGGGCATAGTATGTATCCTCCGTAACATTCAAATTATTACATACTATCCATTTCTTGTCAAGTTCATAAATGTCCATCGTATCTCTTTCAACCATCTCAACAGCGAATCGTTCAGGAATGAGACAAAGGGATTTAGGAGGGATGCCACAATTCACCGTCCCGGGTAAGAAATTTTTAGGAGGAATGCCTGGACGATCAAAACGATCTTCTTTTACTTCTCTTTGCCCGCCCTCTCGGGATCCATAATTGCCCCATGAACCCGAATAACTATCCCCCAAATTCACCCACATTGTCCCGTCATCCCTCAGCACCCTTTTACACTCATCCATAACTTGAAGGAGATGCCTCAGATAGAGGTCGATAGTAGGTTCAAGACCGAGTTGACCACGCCAGGCAGAACAATGGAGGCAGAACTGACCGGCCTTAGCGTTTTGTCCCTCTGCCGAAGAAGTATTCGTATATTTGGTTTGTGGAACTTGATTCTCGTAAGGCTTCATTGGGTTGAGTAAAAAATCCCCCCATTCATGCTCGCATCCTTCTGCCCCATCCCAAATTAAATCAGGGATATCATACTTCCTTAAAGACCAATACGGAGGACTGGTGATGATGCAATTCACGGAATTGTCTTTCAGTGGTAGGGCCCTTGAGTCAGCCAGCATTCTTTGGCCTCTCAGTCTCCTTCTTCCCCTCGATCTCCTTCTTTCTCTCGACCGCCAACTTCACAAGGTAAACAATCTTGGCGCTAAGCTCAAGGGTCGTCAGCACCCGCTCAATACCCTCATCCCCGTCCTCATCCCGATGCTTCCCGTTGCCGATGATGCCGAGGTTCTTACTGAGAAGTTCGAGAGCTCTAACCTTATCGAAGACCCGGACTTTCTTTGTATGACCGACAAGGGTCCGGGCCTTTCCTTCGCCAGCAAAAATCTCAGAAACCTCAACCCCTGCAACTGCGGCCGCTGCTTCATCTGACCACTCATGAGGAAGTTTAAGGCTGCCATCCTCGTTGTAAAGTTTTCGTAGATCTGAGAGGCCAACCCGGGCAACTTCAGTAAGAATCCGCTCTGAATGGACCCCGATCTTCCGAAGGCGCTCAGCCATCGCTTTTTCGATAGCTTCTTGAACTTGACTTTTCTTGACCAAACGACACGCAATCTCACTGGCCCGATGCTCCTTATATCCAACTACAATCGCCGCCCTCGTTGCATTCCAGTCCTTCTGGTACTCAGCGACAAAAAGCTTCTGTTTTTTCGTGAGTTTACGTTGCTTATCTTTCATCTTTTATACCCAATTTCCAATTACTACCTTGCAAATGGGCGATCCACATCTAATCTCTGGGGTTGTAAGGGTTTATTAAACGTAAGGACCCTCATCCATATTTTACCGGTGATCAACAACTTGAGTCGTTCCCTTCGGTTCAACTGCCAACACGATACCACGGTGCCATCATCCCCTCTCCATGCGGGCAGCGGAAGGTACTCTGGTTGATGTATTGCGAAGGTAAAGTTAGCTTCTTTGAACTTAATCGGCTTCATTCATGTCTCCTTGTTCTATTCTCCTCCTGTCATGTATGCTCCCCACGGTGGGCAGAGAGGATCGATCTCCACTTTCATGTCTCCGATCTCAAATATTCTTGTATTCTTTCTTCTCTCACCCTCGACAAGCCAACCATCCCCTTTATCGATTTCGCCAACCAAAAGATCGTGAGCGCTAAGGGAAAGATAGATAAGATAAAGCGGGGAAATATTGTTTTCGATCAGTTTGCTTCTTGCCCTCTGGATGACATCAATCATCATTTACCGATACTCCTGCCACGCTTTAAATGTCATCCCTCACTACCTCATCCCCCTCCCACGGCTGTCATTACATCTGAGCCTCTTCCGATGCCGACGGGGACACCGATCCAGATACACTCCCTGACCTTGATGGCGCAAATGCACCGTAACCACCACCATTGAATGATGGTCGGCCACCATCCATGCGGTGCCTATCTTCTTGCATCAAAACCCTTTCGATAGGATCAGATGCCTTCATCAAGCCATTGAGCAGATCCTTCGGAAGTAGGTTATTTCCCGAAGATGAGTTCCTCCACTTTAACATCGTCGTCCCATTGAGAAATGAAAAAGTAATCTTCGCATCCATCTATTCTTCCGAAGATTATAGGGTCCTTGATTTCCTCTTTCCACTCGATCTTTACAACACCGAACGAGTCGAAGATCCCTCTCTTCTGTGCAACTTCCAGGGCATTAAGGGAATTAACATCTG